CTGTCAACGGTATCAATGACATCGCCTGGCGTGGCCCCGTCTGTGCCCATGTTCCGAGTGACATTCAGTATGGCAATGGCGTCTGCCGGTATTGTTTGAACAACACCGGGCACCATCTGTACGGCGCGAAAGACCGTGTTGGCATCTGGCCGCTTTTCAACAATGAGTCGCTGGCCGCTATTAAGATACTGAACAAGAGTAGACACAGGCCAGCGTACTCGGCCTGTGTCTACCAGTTTCAGTGTGACCTTATCCAGTATCACTGATGCCTTCATGTCAGGGTCCCTTTACCCGTGTTCCTTGATGATGTGCCAGCCGAATCGAGGGGCTTGTCGAGCCTCTTGATCCCCTGTCTTATCATTGCGGAAGTGGCGCGTTTCAATAGCATTGCGCAGCACTTCTACAACCTCATGTGGAACAACAACATCCATACCGCGCTTGATGCGGCGATTAAAGCCGTTAACACTGACATCGACATATTCCTTTTCTTGAGGATCTGCCGCTTCGTCGATCCGGATGGTGTACATTTTCTGTTTACCGACTCGTTCAGTGACTTCATCTTTATGGCCAGTGTTGTCCGTTGACACGACTGGTACAGCAGAATCGGCAGCAGCACCCGAATCATTACCAGGTGAAACCTCGGCAGCAGCATCAGCCTCGGAGTCCTGTAGATCCAGAATTTCATCGATCAGTTCATCCTTGCCGAGTGTCGGATCCAGTACGGTGCCGAATTCATTAAGTCCAATCTGTATCAATTCTTCGTGCTTGGTCTTTTTCAACTGCGATTTACTGTATTTATTTGACATGATTTACTTTCCTCATTACATGAAAGCAGGCTTGCTTGTACCCTGTACTAATTACAGTTCAGATGGGGTTCCTGCGCTGACGGTTGCCGCATCAGTGCGCGGCGGTGAAGTGAAATAAGAGCCAGTCTCTGAGCCGTCAGCATTATGCGTATGGCCTTCGAAGACGGTCTTATGATCCTCATAAATCAGCTTGATGGCCTCACGCGCGGCAGGATCACTGATCTGATTGATAAGGTTGTAAATGTTTTGATTTGCAGACATGAGTAGTACCTCGATGGTTGAAGCAAAAAAAAGGCAGTGGAGATAAACCCCACTGCCCTTTATTGCTTACTTTATTGTCTTGGTTCCGTCAGATTACGGGTTCAGCTTCGCGCAAACTTCAGCACGGATCATCCAGTTATCATTCAGAATCACCGCAGTCTGGTAGCACTTCCAGGCAGCATGCCCACGCTGCGCAAGAGGGTCGCTATCAGATGGCTTAGGATTAACAACCATGACAGTCGTTGAACCTTTGCCTTTCAGCGGAACAATTCCGTATGAGTCCATACCCACGTACAGGATCGGATACACATCTGCGTTTGTGCCAGTCGTTGACAGCATTTCCACGCCACTGCCTGCCTTCGCGCCACCTTCATCTGCAAACGGTGCAAAGATAGTTGACGTGATATACCGAACATCTTCCACCTTACCGAGTTCAGATTCGTAAGGTGTCATGCTTCCGTAGTTTTCAACGGGTACGAATCCTGGCATGTTACGGATATCACCCTCCATGTCGGAGTGACACAGACCAACAAACGCAGGGGCGACGTTCTGAGTACCGTACTGTACGGTAGATTTCAGAACCTTAGTGACCTTACGTGTGTTCTGCGCCTTCAAGGCACGAGTAATACGACGCTGAAGAGGCAGGGTAATAGTCGTGTTGGTGTCTGCACGAATGGTGCCGTTACCGTAGAACACGTTAGTACCTGCCTTCACAACACCGAACCGCACAATTTCAATCATTTGCGCTTCTTGTTCGCCTAGGATTTCAACTGCTTCCATGAGAACGGGGTCCTCATGGGTGTCCTGAACAACGTCAGTAATGGTAACGAGATCACCATACTGGCCAAGAGTGGCGGTAATGTCTGTCTTCGTGAGGGTCTTGGCTGTTGGCGTGACGCCTTCAGTCAATGCGACTGGCGTATTGGCCAGGGCTTCGTATCGACGGAATTTGACCGCTTTGGTTTCGTTACGGTCAATCGGCTTGCTTTGACCAAACATTTCCAAGACCAGGTAGGGTAGCCCGCGCTTCAAAAGTTCCTTCGACGCTTTTGCGGCTGTACGTGGTGAAATATCACCGTATGCTGTAATTGGCATGGTTAATTACCTCAAGTGAAAGTTTTTGCAATCACTCGCCTTAATCGTCCTCGTCGAACGCTCCGTCATAATCATCCTTATCGGGCTGACCTGACCGGCGAGCATTGGGCCGGGTTCTCTCACCCTTAATAGGGGCGAGGTCGTCGGCCTGCTTGTCGCGTCTATTCGATTGCTGGCGAGTTACCGTTTTGCCATCGTCGGTGTCGGGGTCTGTCGTCTTGATGCCATTGGCTTCTTTGAAGTCAGTCAGCATGTCGATCACTTCGCTGGTGTCACCTTCGGCGGCTATTGATCGGTAAAACTGGGCTTTTCGTGGTGATAAGGTATCGAACCAACTTGTGAGATCACCTGATTCAAGGATCTCGTCCATGTCGCTATGAGCCTCACGGATAGCAGTCAAGTGTTCGCCGTTCACGGTTTCGTTATGGCGCTTCACTACGGGCATAATGGCGTCATTTACCTTGCCAGTGGCTTCCGATACAGCCTGTTTTGTCAGGATCTGTAGCGGTTCACGCAAAGACGGGAATTCTTCATAGAAGGCTTCCAGCTTGGCTTTTGCAGAATCAGGATCGAGATCATCATCGTCGCTGTCGGTCGCCTTGTCGGCTGCCGGGTTACGCTTACGTTCTTCGAGTTCCTGTGATAGTTCTGCGTTGCGTCTGTCACTTGCTTTAAGGCGTCCCTCCCAGGACTTTGTTTTTTCCAGCAGCTTGTCTAATTCAGCCTTGTAGTCAATTTCGGCATCATCATCGTCGCCACCTTTGCCATCATCCTTGTCCTTGTCGCTATCGTTCGTTTCACCGGCATCATCATCGTCTGATTCTGACGTATCGGCATCATCATCTTCGTCATGGAGATCGTCATCATCCGGGGCGGGGTTAGTCTCTGGCTCGTCAAAAGCCGAATCGTATGCCTCGCTGTCCGTTTGCTTCAAATCTTCGTTTTCTTCATCACGTCTTGCCACGTTGTTTTACCTCCCACGGGCGAGCAATAACTATCCACTGCGCCTTTCTCATCGCCTATATCCGCTTGGCCGTATGCGGGTAGGCAATAAAAAAGGCAACCAATGGTTGCCTGTCGTATCCGTGTCTTTACTAAAATTGAAATAGCAGTATCCTGTTGCCAGGGCTGCCGTGCGGGTGTGTTCCTTACGTTTGTGTCCCTGGGCTATTTCGCCCCAGCACTGCGGATCTGCTTTTGTATGAGCCTGAGCCGCTTTACTGCATATAATTCTTTTGTTTGGTTCTTTTCATCTGCGTCAACGGCCATTTCTTTGCCGTATTCGATTGCCGCTTCGAGCATATTGATCACGGCATCGTATGCCGGGGTGCCATGCAGCGAATAGATGTAGTTAATCGTTGCCTCGAATTCTTTCTTCTTGACGCCGCCTGGTGTTACGCCGGTCACGATCATGCGCTCACCGTGCCGCCAGTAGCCTCAGCATCGCCTCCTGGTTGGCCTGACATCCCGGGCTGTGGCGATCTCTGGCGCATTAATTCTTCATGTTCATCTTCACTGCGCACCAGATCGGACAGCCCCATGGCCTTCTGGCGCTGCTTATTCAAGTTTCCGCGCTTGATCCAAGGTTCGTCAATCGGGTTGGCAGTGGTGCTGGCAAAGTTCGTCAGGGCATGCGACTGGACTTCCCTGGCTACCAGTGACGTGCTGCCAACTGCCTTCACGTCAGAGTCACCCTTGATCCGCTCGTCCTTGCTGAATTGCATGTTCCAGTGGTACAGGGCCGATATGAACGACTTTGTAACCATGTCGTAGTTCTTGATGGTGTCCTTGATGGTGATATTCGAGGCACCCATAAGCATGGACAGGCCCCCGACTGTATCAGCCGCGCCATTAGTCGGGTTCTCGCCAGCCATGTAACTCGGGATTGTGCTGGTTTCGTCACCGAGATCGCGAAAGTATTGCGCCAGCTTAACTAACTCTTGTACGTGAGACTCAACATCTATTGAATGTACTGCACGGTTCTGGGCTTCGGCACCAATGCCACCACGCAACCAGACCCGGAACGGATGTACTAACCTTGGATCTTCACTGTCATGCAGCAGATCCATATTCACTTCAAGCTGTGGCCCAGCTGTAATCGCCGCGTTGTCGAGCGCTGCGCGGATCGCCGAGTTAAAGAGTTCGTCAGTATCTTCCATGAGATCCGGCACGCCTTCGCCGTAAATGCTGGTGTCGTCTTTTTCCATATAGTAGAAGTGATACGGGCGCTGCTGTTGCTCGGTTGGGTTCAATATTGCCTTGATAGCAACATTGCCCACAACCCAAATGACTGCCTCAAAGTCTTGGTTCATCATTTCTTCAGTAATGGCTTCACAGCCGCACTGGCTTAACCTCTCCCCGTCCATGATGCCCCAGTATTCCAGGACTTCATATTTGTTCTTGCGTACCCGAATAGAGGCGTTTTCTTCATTCAGGTTCTTGAAATCGACTTCCCACTCAAGATACTGGCTGTCACCGTTCGGATGCGTCTGTATGTACTCGTTGATCTTTTTCTTACTGAAGCCTCGGCGTCTGGCCAGTCTGCGCAGCCTGTGTCTGGGCATAACGTGGCGCTGGATAAAGAATTCACAGTCTTTAACATCACTGACTGACATATCCGCATAAATATCGAAGATGCTGACCGACTCGGCCAGTGGTGACATGACTTCCTCGGTATCGAGTTCAAATGCCCCTGACTTATCCTTCCATCGACGTTCCGGCTTCTTCTCAGCCATCGGGCCTTTCAGGATCCCGGTACCAAACAAATGACCATTGTGCAGGACAGACCGCGCTGTTTCGCCAAACTTCATTTCAATTAATTGATCGCTCATCTTCAAAGCCATGCGCTCTGCTGATTGCTTTGCTACGTCCTTGACGATGATCTCTACTTCGTCTTCGGTAGGTTCTTCCTGTCCGCCAGTGTTTTGCCGGACAATTTCTTTGATCTGTTCGATCTTTTCGTGCGATAACTCCGGCTCAGGCGTTGGCTCTATCTGCCAGTTCTGCTCGTCGCCAGCAGGAAACAGCATGTCTGACGTGCGGGAGTCCATTGTCTTGACTTTTGCCCGGGTAATTCGGATATAGGCCTCGCTGCGCTCCTGTTTTGCCAGAACCTTCTGTGTTGCATCCTCGTAAATACCTTTGTACTGGCGAAGGTTTTTTAGCCATTTCTGTTCCCACAATCGGCGCTCTGCAGCAATATCGTTAAACATGCCGCGGATCTCGACGCCAAGCGCATCAACGTTATTAACCGTTGAGTCCTGTTGTGAATCGTATCCGCTCTGTTTTTCCTGTGCTTGCATGTACTAGTTTCCTCAGTAGCCGCCCCGGCTTGATGCCGGTCGGCGGTGAATTCTGGCTCCGCTGCGTGCTCTGATCTCAATTAGCGAGTCCTTGCGCTTGAGTCTGGCCGCCCTGGCCTGCTTAGGTGCCGGTGTGTCGCACTCTAGCGCGACGTATTGCACGGCATCATGTGGGTGCGAGTATGGATTCGTCTTGTCCGGTGTCTCTACATAGCGATTCTCACCCTGTACCAGCACGCGCCGGTAGCAGTAGCCGCCCAAGAAACCCTTACGTGTCACCTTACACGTCGGTGACATGATGAAGGCCGGATCACCGTCAACAAGTCGGGACAGGAATGAAGTCACCGCCTCGCGCCGTGGCACGAAGTTATTTGTTCTTGCCGCCAGTGTTGGAATACCCGCCGCTTCGAGATAGTCAAAGCAGGTAGATTCATCGCT